TGTATCAGACGTTAATGATTGATGCCCTACTGCAACATTGTAATCAGCGTCAGTAAGAGAATCACCTGACAGAGCACCCACAAGAGAATTGTTAACCCCCGTGGTCATCGCCGCACCCGCAAGGCCACCGATTAGAGTATTAGCTGTTCCCGTCGTGACTGACGCTCCTGCTTGATACCCCATAGCCACGTTGTAAGCATTTGTTGCCGTAGTGAAGTTTTGTGCAGTAAGTGCCTCGTAACCTATAGCGACTGATCTGCTTCCGAGCGTATCTGAACTCAGCGTATTATTACCCACTGCGACGTTATAATCCGCATCAGTAAGCGCATCGCCCGAAAGCCCACCTATCAATGTGTTTTGAACGCCTGTCGTTAGAGAGGTTCCCGCCTGATATCCGATGGTCGTTGTGACCGCTTCCGCACCAGCGTTTAGGGTTTTTAACGCTTGATAACCCATCGCAGTGTTTCTGCCGTGAGCGTCCTCTGTTTTTAGCGCCTCAAAGCCCACCGCTGTATTACCATCACCAGTAGTCAAAGCCGTACCCGCTTCATCGCCCACAACGACGTTATAGTTGCCGCCAGAGGTAATACTGTTACCTGCATTGACACCAAAGCGGACATTGGATGTTCCTGCGGTTGGTGTGGATAAAGAGCCGTCTGCTGCTATGTTAAGGCGTTCTGATCCACCTGTATGAAATTGCATACTTTCACCAGAAGTACCACCGCCTGTATCAGCTTTTAATAAAAGAGAACCACTTGCACCAGCTACTGATGCTATAAGGTTATTGTCAGTATCTTTAAATTCTAATGTTGGGGTTGCATCTTGGATAATAGCATCACCATCAACAGTCAAACCGGCAGCAGTCAATGCACCGCTTACATCCATCGTGCCATTCACATCAATAGCAGTCGCCGTGAGATCAATCTCATCCGTCGCACCCAACGCCAAGACCGTCGCGCTTGAGCCTTGTATGAACTGGCTCGCATCGTTGAACATGATCTTGTTGGTGCTATTAAGCGTCAGGCCAGAACCGTCTGTATGAGTCAGTGTTGTGTCGTCATCAGCACCAAAAGATAGTATTGCTCCATCATGCTGTAATTCTAAATCTTGAGTAAGCGTTATGTCTCCATCAGCGCCTATGGCGATAGCGTTTGTATCGCTAGCAGACCCAATGTTTCCAGCATCAGGAATAATTATATTGCCGCCAGTGGTCATTAAACCAGCGCCAGTGTAAGTGCCTGATACATCTAAATTAGCGTTTAGATCCACTAGCGTGGCGTTAAGTTCGATTTCGTCTGTTGCATTAATATCTAAAACTGTTGCGCTTGGGGCATTAATGAACTGAGAAGCATCATTGAACTGAATAGCCATCGTGCTATTAAGTAGTAGGCCGGTATCTGCGACGTGCGTAAGAGTTACGTCATTGTCTGCACCAAAACCTAATACAGCAGCATCGCTATCTAATTTAAGATCGTTACTGACCGTAACGGCGGTAGACGCATTAAGATCAATCGTAGCCTCGCCATCAACACGCAGTACGCCATCGCTTGACTGCTGTATGAACGAAGCTACATCACCAAAGGTGAGTTTATTAGTTCCGTTAAGGGTAAGACCTGTGCCGTCTGTGTGCGTAAGCGTAGTATCGGCATCCGCACCGAAGCTGATGACGGCGCTGTCAGAGGTAAACGTCAGGTCATCGTCAATAAACAAATCAGGCACAGAAAGGTCTTGAAACGCATCGACCATCGCAGCGCCTGACCCGGCACCATCGCTGTAAATCGCTTTGGTCTGACCATTCAGTATGGTGATGCTTGCACCAGAGCCTTGGCTGATAATGATCGACTGCGATCCGCTCGTTGCGTTCTCAATGAACCAGAGCTTGCTGACCGTGTTTGGCCCTATAGTGATGGTGCAAGTTGAATCAAGAGTGCCAGTATATTTGAGGAAGAGACTGCGGCCCGGATCAGTAGACCCGTCAGCAATAGTAGTAGTATGAGTATCAGCATTAGTCGTAATAGCTTCCGTCCCAAAGGAAAAAGCCTCTGCAATTAACTCTAAATTTGTATTCGTACTGGTGCCCCACGTACCTGATTCGTCACCAGTGGCAATCTCTTTTAAGCGTAGGTCATTAACATAAGTTGCCATTTATCTTCTCCGACGTTTAACAGCGGGTTTTTTCATAGAGGCCACATGCTTCTTGAGCGTTTCAGCTTGTTTTTTATGGGTCTTAGAGGCTTTCTCTAGTCCCTTGATAATCTTCTTCACTTTACGTGGCATTAAGCTACCTCTTCCCAACTAGGCGTTTGGTCATCTGTGACCACAGCCCAACTCAGTGTTTGGTCATCTGTGACCACAGTCCAACTTGGTGTCTGACTTGTCGATATAGTCGAATAACTAGGTGTCTGGGCTGTAGACACATCTGCATAACTAGGCGTCTGAGTATCATCAATGACTCCCCAAACAAGAATTTGTTCTGTGCTACCTGTTCCTTCAACTCCAGTGACCGATGCTCCTGCACTCGCTGCGACACTGACTTCGCCAATACTACCACCAGCTTGCACGCCTGTAACAGGGACAACATTTTGTGTACGTACACCGATAGCGCCGAGCGCACTTGTTGCAGAAACTCCTGTAACGCTGGTACTTGCATCACCTGTGACAGTGACTGACCCAATGGCTCCAGTGCTTGCCACACCCGTAAGGGATACGGTAACTCCTGTGCCTTCAACAATCGTGACTGACCCGACTGCCCCTGTGCCAGAAACGCCTGTGACAGCGGCATTTGCGCTTGCACTGACTGTGACAGTCGTAACTGCACCTGTACCTGCGACACCTGTGACCTCAACAGGATCTGGTTGGCCCCACGAACTTTCGCCCCAAGTGCCTCTACCCCAGCCAGTAACATTAGCCATCTGTTACGCAATACGAATAATTGCATTGCTAGCATCTGCGGTAGGAAATGTAATTGTAAAATCTCCAGACGTGCTGGTTTTGTCCCCACCAAACGCTAGCGCACATACTGCTGGGTCGCCTGATGCAGAGTCGTTGAATATCAATGCGCCGTTGGCTGTTATGGTGCTAGAGCTAAACGTCAAGTTTGCGAAATCTGTAATTCCAGTGGTGCCGTCATTACTAGGATCAACGCGAGTAAGTGCTGCGCCCTTCGCTGTGTACCCTGTGCCCGATACCTCATTCGACGTAGTATACGCTGTGGTGCTTGCGCCCAGAGAGGCAGAGCTTGTGTACAGCGCAAGATTAAATGTGCTGCCACCTGTGTTCTTAAAGTTGTGAACTGCCTCCAGTATTTCTTTTTTAAAAGTCGTACACATTGCTGTCGATATAGCCATTACAGACTCCTAATTATATCAGCCATATCTTTATGACCTTGCTTTTCTAGTTCTGCGATAAGTGTGGTTCTATCACTTTTTACCGCTTCTTTTATGCAAAACTCTACTGTTTTGTGCACTGCTTCTTTAAAAGCCTCTGCTTGTTGTGCAATTAGAGGGTGGCAATTACCTCCAACAGATACAATCCTGTCAACGGCTCTACTAGCCCAGAAACTAGGATCATGCCCTTTCTCAACTGTAGTAGTTACTACAACTTGCCCTACGGCTGCTTCTGATCCAGCAAACATATTATTGTTTAGCCTCTATGTACTGCCCAGATCTGTAAGAATCTCTTCTTAATTTACCATCTCCAAGTTGTTTTAAGAGCGTCATAGATTGCCCAAACATTTTATCGTACATCTGCACTAGATCAGGTTCGCCTTTCATAAACCGCAACGCCTCCACCAAAGAGCCATTTAGCAGCGCGGAATCAAAATTCTCACTGAGCCACGGTAGCGTACTAGCCGTCACAATAGACTCTGGGTAAAAACCATAATGTAGTTCAAAGGTGTAACTTGAGTTTGGTGTTGGGCCAAGTATGAACGAGTCGTCGTTAAAAATACCGTAGTGCTTTGGCAGCCCTGTGGTAGCCGCAACGGGGTACGCCTCACGTATAAAATTAACATCTTTATTTAGTAAGTAATGGTAGTTACTACTGCTATCTATCACTGCCAAACTATACGTATACAAAAAATCAGAGGGTACAGCTAAGTATTTATTACCAGAAGCAGCGGTGCCAGTGACATTTTTGCGTAACGAAGGTATCTGAACGGCGTTATATATGAACTGCTCAGTCTGCTGCACAAACAAAGCAAGCTGGTCACTTGTGAACGTGTTCTCACAAATGTCCTGTATGTTTGCCGTTAACTGAGCGTAAGTCATACTCATAGGTTATGCCATTGGCCCTCTAGCCATAGTACCTTTTGTAGCCGCGCCTGTACCACGAATTTTGATTCCCGTAGTCTTTACGTCTTTCATGTCAGTCTTTGGAGCTTCTTTTACTGGCTTTACCGTACTCATATTCTTCATAACATCACCTAAGTAGTTGTTACTGTTACTGTTCCCACTTCACCTGTCGCAACCAAATCATTTGGTGTAAGCCCAAACGGGTCGCGTCCAACCCCCACTGGATTGAATCCATACTGTATCTGCCTACTGCTTGTACTGCCAGCATCACCTAAACTTCTAT